AAAAACTATTCAAGCTCCTACACCTACTGCTAGTAATTACTATGGTTCTGGTGTTGGTGTAAGTGAAGATGGTAATGATATTTTAGTAGCAGAGTACAGTGGAGATAACGCTAGCCATAACAATATTGGAGCTGTTTATTTCTTGAATACAACTGACAATTGGGCTAATTATACATCACAAAAATTTAGTGAACATGGTACAAGCTATAATAATGCAGTTGATATTAATTACGGAAAAAAAGCTATATGTATATCAGGTGATGGTAATTATGCGGCAGTTGCTGCCCCTAGACACGGAACTAATTTAATAGGTAAGGTTTATATTTACAAAAAAACCGGATCAACATGGGCTGAACAAACTACAATTGTAGGTACGGCCGGCAGTGATTATTTAGGCGATGGCGCTATGGATATGAACTACGATGGTACTGTTCTTGCTGTAGGAAACACAAACGAAAATGATGTTAGATTATGGACAAGATCAGGTACTACTTGGACAGCTCGAACTAATATTGCTGGTTCAGGTAACCAGTTAACTGGATATGGTAAATCAGTAAGATTATCTCGAGATGGAAATTTCTTATTCGTAGGTTTTCCTCAGTGGACAAATGTAGCAACATCAGAACCAAGAAAAGGCAGAGTATACGTTTACACAAGATCAGGAGATAATTGGGCGGAAAGTGCATACTTTTCACCACCTTATGATTCAACAAATGGTACAGGTGATTTTGGCCAAAACATTGCAGTTAATCCCGACGGAACAATGATAGCAGTTGGTTGTCCCGGTTTTACTGCCAATGGTAGTAGATATAATTCATCTGCAACTGAAATTGGTAGAGTGTATATCTATACGAGACCAAGTACTTCAAGCAATACTTGGTCTAACGTAGTTAACATTGATAAACTTACTACTTATAAGTTTGGCGGTGATAGAGAACACAATATGGGTATGAGATTCGCCGGCAAGTTTTTATTTGTCGGGGCGGGTTATTTAAGCTACACTGTTCCGGGAAATCGTGGTGTTGTACATATTTTCAAAGACACATCTAGTGGTACCGATGGCACGGCATGGACTGAACAACAAGGCGGAGGAATATACGGTAGTGAGTCACCATTATCCATATCAGCAAATACCTATTTTGGAAGACATATTGGTGTAAGCTCTAATGGCTCTGTACTAGTTGTTGGTGAAGAAAGCAATTCTACCGGTCAATCTAACGCCGGCGCAATTCGTATTATTGCACCTGCTGCATAAGGTAACTACTTAAGAATAAAAAACATATAAATAGTCAAAAGATTTTTATGTCGGAGACTATTTTATGGCTGCACCTAATTCCAGAGATACATTAATAGATTACTGCAAGCGCCGACTCGGTGATCCTGTCATTGAGATTAACGTTGATGACGAACAGATTGAAGATCGTGTAGACGAAGCTATTCAGTATTATCAAGAATACCATACAGACGCTACATATAGAACATACTTACAACATCTTATTACTTCTACAGACGTAACTAATAAGTATATTTCTATTCCATCAGATGTTCTTTACATTTCAAAAGTATTCCCACTTAGTAGAACATTCGGCGATAACATGAATTTCTTTGATATTAAATATCAAATGATGCTTAATGATATTGCTGATCTTCAAAACTTTGCTGGAGACTTAGCATACTATAGACAACTGAATCAATATTTAAGTATGCTCGATCAAACTCTCAATGGTCATCCACAAACTACATTCTCACGGCACCAAGATAGACTATATATTCATGGCGAATTTGAAACACAAGATCTTGTTGAAGGCGAGTATCTTGTTGCAGAAATATACAAACAAGTAGATCCGGATACTAATACTTCTGTCTATAACGATATGTGGCTTAAAGAATATACAACTTCACTCATTAAACAACAATGGGGTTCGAACTTACTTAAATTTGAAGGTGTGCAGCTGCCGGGTGGAGTAACATTTAATGGAAGACAGATTTACGATGATTCACTTACCGAAATACAATCACTAAGGGAACGAATTCGAGAAGAGCACGATCTACCACCTGACTTTTTTGTAGGATAAACTATGGCCAGAAATTTCTATTTCACTGAAAAGGTCAGATCTGAACAATTACTTTATGAAGATTTAGTGATTGAAGCTTTGAAGATCTATGGCAGTGACGTATATTATCTTCCACGTACAATCGTAAACGAAGATGTATTATTTGGTGAGGATCCAGCCTCATCATTCGATAACGCGTTTAAGATCGAAATGTACATTGATAATATAGAAGGCTTTGACGGTGAAGGAGATCTGTTTACAAAGTTTGGAGTAGAAATACGAGATGAAGCTACGTTTGTAGTTTCTAGGGCGAGATGGAAGAAACAAGTAGTAAGAGCTTCTGACGCTGAGCAAGGAGACCGGCCAACTGAAGGAGATCTTATTTATCTTCCATTAACTAAATCTATTTTTCAAATTAATCATGTTGAACATGAACAACCATTTTATCAATTAGCAAATGTTCCAGTATTCAAAATGCGGTGTACTCTCTTTGAGTATAGCAACGAGGATATGGAAACGGGTGTTGATGTTATTGATCAAATCGATCGTGATTTTGCATATCAATATAAGCTACAATTAGCTTCACCTAAAGCCGCAACTGTTTCTGTTACAATGGATAGTGGTTCTTTAAGTGCTATTAACATATTACAAAGTGGAAGATATTACACAGCAGCACCTACTATTCTTATTAGTGGTGGAATGGATTCAAGTGCTGTACCTACAGACAGTGCAACTGCGATAGCAACTATCGACTCAGCGGCCGGAGTATTATCAACTATATCAATTACCAATGCTGGATCCGGTTATGATTCATCAGTAGTCATAAATCTTATCGGTGGAAATATAGTTGATAGTTCATATATAATTGGTGATTCAGCATTCCAGACTCTTGCTAATAATGTAATTATGTCTGGTGAAATTATGCATTATGCAATGGATTCAGATTTAGATTCAAATAGGTATTTGTATCTTGGTCTTGCCGGTGCTAATGATGGTAAGTTCCACACCTTTACTTCAGGTGCATATCCAAATGGAACAGTTGTTAAAACAACTGGAGCAGCATCAGGACTTCAGGTTATAGGTGTTACAGAACCTAACAACCTTTCAGAGAATGAACAAAATGACGCATTCAGTTCATTCTCTACAGACTTCTTAGACTTTAGTGAAAATAACCCATTTGGTGATCCGGAGAATCAATAATGTTTGGTGGACACTTCTATCATGAAAAAATGAGAAAGTCAGTCTCCATATTTGGTAGACTGTTCAATAACATTTATATTTTAAGAAAAGATAAATCCGGTGCTGTGTTGAACCAATTAAAGGTTCCACTTGCTTATGCACCTAAAATGAAATATTTAGAAAGAATAAGAGAAAATCCAGACTTAGTTAATGATACTCGAGTAGCACTTAAGTTGCCACGCATGTCATTTGAGATTGTTAATATAACTTATGATTTGACTAGACAGTTATCGAAAGTAAGTAACTTTTCTACACTAGGTGCAACTAATTCAAATAGACAAAAGTTCTATTCACCTGTACCTTATAACTTGGATTTTCAATTAAACATATTTGCAAAGAATCAAGACGATGCTTTGCAGATCGTTGAGCAAATACTGCCAACGTTTAATCCACAATACACATTAACAATTAAACCTTTTCCAACGGAATATCCAAACTTTGTTGAAGATATACCAATTGTGATTCAGGGAGTTACATTCGCTGATGACTACGAAGGCGCTTTAGAACAAAGACGCACGATCATCTACACGATAAACTTTGAAATGAAAACACAATTTTATGGTGATATCGCCGATAAAGCTATTATCCGTTCTGCAATTAATAATATATACGATATTAATGCGGGTTTACTTGATTCTGATGTAAAACTAGAAACTATAACTACTAAACCGAATCCTCTTGCAACATTTGGCACGGCAGATAGTGATTTTGGATTTACCAATACTATAGAAATGACAGGTGATAGTTCATGAGTGATAATGTAAAAAGTGATTATGATTATTCTAGACAAACATATTATGACTTAATTGAAAAAGGCCGTGAAAGTTTAGAAGACATGATTGAAGTTGCTCGGCAATCCGAGCATCCAAGAGCATATGAAGTCTTATCTGGTATGATAAAAAATATATCAGATGTAAATGACAAGCTTATGGATTTAAACAAGAAACAAAAAGATATAGATAAAAAGGATGAAGCACCTCAAATAGCAGGTGGTACTACTAATAACTTATTTTTGACAACAGCTGATCTTCAAAAAATGATGGTTACACAAGATGATGAAAAACTGGTAGATGTCACTCCTACAGAATGAAGCATATCTAGGAAATCCAAATGTTAAAAGAGATGGAGTACTTCAAGTATGGACTCCGGAACTTTTACAAATATACAAAAAATGTATGGATGATCCTATTTACTTTGCAGAAGAATACGTAAAAGTTATTTCTTTAGACCAAGGTCTAGTTCCGTTTAAACTATATCCTTACCAAAAAGAAATGTTTGGACACTTTAATGACAATCGCTTCTCAATTATTCTTGCTTGTCGCCAATCTGGAAAATCCATCTCAGCATGCGCATATCTCCTCTGGTACGCGCTCTTCCATCCGGAAAAAACAATTGCGATTCTTGCGAATAAAGGGGCGACTGCTCGGGAAATGTTATCTCGTATTACGCTCATGCTGGAAAACATTCCGTTCTTTTTACAGCCGGGTTCGAAAGCTCTTAACAAAGGAAGCTTGGAATTCAGTAATAACTCGCGGATCCTTGCGGCTGCAACTAGCGGTAGCTCTATTCGTGGTATGTCAGTTAATCTATTATACTTGGACGAGTTTGCTTTCGTAGAAAGAGCATCTGAATTTTACACATCTACATATCCAGTTGTATCTGCAGGTACGGCTACAAAAGTAATTGTTACTTCTACAGCAAATGGTATCGGCAATCAGTTCCATAAAATATGGGAAGGATCTGTCCAAGGTATAAATGAGTTCCATAATTTTCGTGTAGATTGGTGGGATGTTCCGGGTCGTAATGAAGACTGGAAAGCTCAAACGATTTCCAATACGAGTCAATTACAATTTGACCAAGAGTTTGGGAATACATTCTTTGGGACAGGTGATACACTCATAAGTGCTGATTGTTTATTATCATTAAGATCTAAACTATATAAACGTGAAATGGAAGGCGGTTCCTTACGTATATATGAAGAGCCTGTAGAAAAACATGACTATATAATGACAGTTGATGTA